CGCTCGACGGGCACCACATCCACCTCCTCTCGGCGTACAACCGCCGATCCTTCAAGAAGCTACGCGGGATGACCTGTGCCGGGTGGCTCGGGGACGAGGTGACGCTGTGGCCCCAAAACTTTTTCGAAGAGCTCCTCGGCCGCATGTCCCCAAAGGGGGCGATGGGGATCGGGACGACCAACCCCGACCACCCCCAACACTGGCTCCTCTCCGACTGGCTCAACCGCATCAGGACGGATGCCCTGGACTGGCTCCACTTCCGGTTCCGGCTGGAGGACAATCCGTTCCTTCCCGGTGAGTTTGTGAGGCAAATTCGCCGGGAGTATCAGGGGCTATATTTTCAGCGTCTCGTGCTCGGGATGTGGGTCATGGCCGCGGGGGCGGTGTACGACATGTTTTCGACGGAACGGCACGTCCAAGACTGCCCACAGGGGCTCGACCACTACGGGATCGGGGTGGATAAGGGCACGGTCAACCCCACGACCTACCTCCTCTTCGGATGGGACGACCCTACCGGGCGCATCTACCTCCTCGACTGCTACTTTCACGAGGGCGGAGACGAGGCCTCGGCCCGAAAAACCAACCCCGCATACGCCGACGACTTTGAGGACTTTGTGTCCGGGGTCCCTGTGGAGGAGATCGTCGTGGACCCGTCCGCGGCCGATTTTATCGCAGAGCTGCGGGAACGCGGGTTCGACGTGACGGAGGGGGACAACGACGTGATTAACGGGATCAACTTCGTCGCCGGGCGGCTGGCCGGCACGGAGGACATGGAGGAACGCCTGTGGATCAACGATATTGAATCCACCCGGCCCGTCCAGCAGGAGTTTCAGTCCTACGTGTGGGACGAGAAGGACGGGGTGCAGCATGATCGCCCCGTCAAGGAGAACGACCACACGATGGACGCCCTCCGCTACTTCTTGTACACCGCAATCGCGCGGCGCGTCCGCAACCGCCGCTCAAGCCCTCGCCCCCGAACGCGGGTAGGGTAATCCGCAACCGCAACAAACGAGCCGCAGGCTCACACCGCAACGATGATCGACCTCCAGCAGATCGACCTCGAGGATCTCCGCCCAACCGTTTCGGAGAACTACAAAAAAAGCTACCCCATGTGGGAGGGGGACCACTGGCAGGGAGGGGAGGGGTGGGAGAGCGTCCTTCCCGACCAGAAGAGTGGCAACGCCCAGAAGTACGAGAAGGAGAAGAAGCGCATCAAGGAGGCGTTCACGTCGCAGAACGTCATTCGGGAGGTCGTGGAGCGGCACCTGAACGGTGTGATCGGTCGCCTCCCGTCCCTGGATTATCTCCGTGCGGGCGAGGAAGAGGAGGACGAGGAGCGGGAGCGGGCGGAGGACGTAGCGGAGCCGATGCCCGATGCTTCTGAGGTGACCAAGATCCTTCGCCGGGCGGGTCGTCACGTCCTCTGCGGAGCGCCCCCATGTCTTCGGGTGTACCCCAACCCCAAAGCGTACACGGGCGAAGGGACCCTGCGGGACGACCTGGGCTTCGAAATGGCCGCAGAGGTGCTCATGCACGAGGTGATCGCTCCGACGCAGGGGCTCGTAACGAAAATTGATGGGGAGCAGATTGCGGCGTACTGGCGGGAGGACGACACCGACGAGCGCACGGTCGAGGTGTCGATCCTTGATGATGAGGGGCAAACGGTGCTGGCCGTCATTGAGGAGGAGGATGGGCGAGAGGAGACGGAGCGCACCATCGACCGCTCCGACCCCCTTGACCTGGGGCGGCGTCTCCACATGGAAGAGATCGACCGGGAGGCCCTCATCACCGCCCAGGTGCGGCAGCAGCAGCACGGGGTCAACAAGGCGCTCACGATGGCCGACACGAATCTCGATTGGGGCGGGTTCGTGGAGCGGATCTTCCTCAACGCCCAGCGGCCCCAGAAGCGAAAGGAGAAGAAGACGGGAGAGACGGAGTGGGTGGACGCCCCGTACACGGCGGGAGCAGGGGAGACGACGTTCCTCGCCGGAGTGGTAACCGAAACCCAGGAGGGGGATCAGCGGATTGCCAATCCCAAGGTCAAGATCAAAGAGCCGACCGACGTGGACACCTTCGAGGACACGAAGAACATGTATTACGAGACCATCCTCTCGGAGGCCGACCAGCGCCACATTCTCATGTCGGGAGATGCGTCCTCCTCGGGGATCGCCCGCATCGCGGCCCGAAAAGAGTACGTCGCCTCGCTCCGCCCCACAATGCGGACCCTCTCGAAAGCGGGATCGTGGTCCATTCACATCCTCCCACGCTTCGCGTCCATCCTGTCAGGGGAGAACCGCATGAGCGGGGTGCAGGCGTCGATCAACCTCCGTTTAGATCGGGGCGTGCTGTCCACCGACGAGCAGCGCGTCCTTATGGAGCAGGTGGAGAACGAGCAGCTCTCGCTTCGCACCATGCTGGACCGCATGGGGCTGTCGGACGTTGCCCAAGAGCTGGACCGCATCACGGAGGAGACCGTCCCCACCGTGCAGCGGCGCAAGGTCATGGCAACGATTGCGAAGGAGCTATCGGCAGCCGGGGCCAACATTCGTGCAGCCGCCTTGATCGCAGGCTTCACGGAGGAGGAGGCCGACCAGCTCCTCGAAGCGTCAGTCCCACGCACAGTACAGTAACCGGCTATGGCAGACGTAGGACCCTCCCTGAACTGGGACGAAGAGGATCTCGATAGGCTTTCCGACCCGACCGACCGGGACGTGAGCCGGGCGAAAGGATGGAATCGCCGGCACATGCCGCCCCCGTTCTACAAGCTGAACGAAGCCGACGGCTACGACACCGAGGAAGAGGCGCAGGACGCGGCCACGGGGAACGAAGAGGAGTGAAGCACCGGCCCAACGCTTCAGCAGTAGGATTGGGTCACTCCACCTCAATCGTTTCCGTCTTCGACTGTGGATAATCGGGTTCGGGGACGTGCCAGCGCACGTACAGTACCGGCTCAACGTCGTCGCGCTCGATGCGTCCCCCCACTGTCATCAGCGCATCGACCACATCACAGAGCAGTCGGCGATAGCGACTGGACCCTTCACGGACTGCCTTCTGGACGGCCTGGCGCGTAACGGTGTCTTTGCCTCTGGCTTCACGGTCGTGGTTGATGACATCGACCAAGTCTTGCTGGGTAAGGGCATCAGAGTCTTCAACCCGGCCATAGAAGAGGCCTTTCGCGGTCTCGTGGAGCCTATCGAGCGTCCAGTACTGAGAGTGAGCCATAGAACAGATCTAGTTGCGCTGGTGCTTTTGATGGATTACTCATTCGGGGGTTGTACGTCGTAGTCCTTGACGACGGTGCCCTCCTCAGGGTCGCCCACCATGCACGGGCGGACCCATGACTGCGTGCCATCAGGATTGTTGCGGATATGGCCGCGGCGGAAGTGCAGCCTGGGGGATGCGCGTCTCTGGCCCTCCGGGAGCGGCTCGCCCTCAGTGTAGGAGGGATGATTCGTGTTCGTCCGCACGACCAGGACCCGATATGCAAACCGCTCCTTCCGATTTTTGACGTTGTGCGGGATATTGCTCCGTAGCTCCTCGGTGCCGGTATTCGTGCAATTGAGGAGGGTCAGCATCTGTGCGGCAGTCGTTACGGCCCATCGCATGTTCTCCTCAACGATCTTCTCTGATCCGGTGAGACCAATGGCGTCCCCGAGGTCGCCGGAAAGGCTACTGAGCTGTCCATCCTCGTGCCAGAACGCCGCGCAGAAGCCGACATACACGTAGCGCGCTTCCGCGTCGGCACCCGGATAATCGCTTGCGTTGTGGAACGGGACCACAACGGCATACTCCTCCGGAAGCGTATGCTCGGGCTCATCGAACGTAATGCCGATCTCCTCCGCGATTTCGGGTAGTAGCAGGAGCAGGTTGTGACCGTCGTGGGTTTCGAGGTAGGTCTTGGGGTACGGGAGCATGTGCGCCCCGCGCCGGACCGTGTCTTTCTCGGGGAGGTGGCGCGAGTCGGGACACGCGAATTTGTAGCTTTCGGCCAGCGGGTCAGCCAGCTTTCGAAGCGCGTTTCGCTTCGAGCGCAGGCGCTTTTGGAGGGCGACAACGGAAGCGAGCTGGGATGCAGTCGCGCGCTTCGCGAGCTCGTCCTTATCTGGAATGGTCTCATTGCCTACGAGGATGAGACTCCGGCCTGTCTCCGATTCGAAAAGGTCGGTCTGGATGGGGAACGCAACATCGCCTTCCATCAGATCTTGTGTGAGGCCGGTCGCGTGGGCGCGGAAGCGCTCGGGGTCAATTAGCTGCATGGGGAATGGGGTCGCCTTTGAAGGTGGTAACGCTCGTGTCGTAAGCCCAGAACCCGAACATCTCGTTCGCGGCTTCCTCTTGATGCTTAGCAGACAGGAACGTGCACGAGATCACGGTCGAGGAGATGCGCGTGATGCTGGTGGCCTGCCATTCACGAGCGATCCGTTCAGCGCCTTCCAGCGCCTCGGAGTCGCTCGTGGCGATTGTAATTTTTGGCTCATCGTCGTGAAGTTCGACGCGAACGGTCGTCCCGTCTGCTGCCTCATCGGCCATCTGGGCCCGATGGATCACGTCGTAGTTGCGTCTTTCCGCCTCGGTGCGAAGCTCGTCCCGAAGACGGTCAAACTCCTCGGGTGAGATCGTGCCTTTGCTCAAGAGCTGACTGAGGCGTTGGGAGAGCGCGAGAAAACCTTTATACCCATCACTCTCAACTGGAGATACGCCCTCCGTCTGCTCGATAAGGTCTGACCCGTCGGCCCCAGTCACTGAGAGAGTGTCGAAATCAACTGTTGGGGATTTTGGCATAGTCCGAGTGTGGGTCTACGATCTGTTGAGTGGTCTGGCGCGTTTCATCGCTGTCTGCGATGGTGTTCGTCACGCCTTTTCGATGTAGCCGGCGAAGTATTCCTGTGCCGTATCGATTCTGTTTCTGCGCTGGCACCAGTCAAAAGCCTCTTCTTCGGACAGGGCGCGGATGTCGGAGCCCCACCCCTTCATTCCGTCCGAGGTTGTGGAAGCATACTTCGTCTTCGCGTGTCCTTCGCCGTGGAGGAACCACCGGCCGTTTTCGGTGCGGTACAGCGCCTCCCGATAGAAGTCGAAATCGGAGGTAGAGCCTCCGGTGGAGTAGGAGGCGATCTTCTCGGCGTGGTCCGTGTCGTAGAGCTTGCCATTGATTAGCTTCTGCATGGTGGTGGTTTGGTTGCGATGAAAAGAGTGAGAGGTGAAGCGAGTCGGCCCCACGAGCGGGCACGATCCGCTCTGCGTCCAGGGTGGGGCATTCGAAGTAGACTATGAGTCAGCGCAGTGAGCACTGCCGACCCAACTGAGGCCAGCCTTTTCCCACTCAGCCTTCGTGGGCTTGTAGCCCAGCTCATCAGTAATCCAGCTCAGATCGGCCTCGGTGAAGTCATACTCGTCAAACTTGCCGTCGAATCCCGCCTCGTAGGCCGTGCGGTAGCACTCTTCAAGCTTCTCCTCGAT